AGTTACTACATTAGTTCCCTTACTATCAGTTGTATTTTTAGGTTCACAATTAAGAAAATCACCAATTTTATTTGCTAGATTAATACCTTTACTAAGAATATCTTTTACTTTAAATACTGGTCCTAAAACCTTACTAATTCCACCAGTTAGAGGAGTTACAAAAGAATCAATTGCTGAATTAATTTTAGCAGTTACAGCACCAAGAAATTGATTAATAGCACAAGCAGGAGCATTCAATACATTCTTAACCATTCCAGTTAACATATCCTCAACAGCACCTTGCAAAGAATCTGCTACTTTCTGACCTAAACAATTTAGACCTTTGAAAACTTTTGAAATAGGTCCAAGTAAAGCAGATTGTGCATTAATTACTTTTGGTAATGCAATTTTAAATTTTTTAAAAGAACTGAATATTTTTGAAGCAATTCCATCCAATCCACTCTTTATACCACCAATTAACGAATCTGCAAGTGCATTACCTATTTGTCCAACATACCCTTTAGCACCATTTGTAATTAAACCTGCTACACTCTTAATCTCACCAGGAAGATCAAGAGCAAAATTATCTACCTTAGTTGCTAAATTTATAAAATTAGTTAATGCATTTTCCGTTTTTGATGCAAAACTTTTTAATTCTTTAGATGCAGTTAAAACCTTTTGTCCTGTAGTCAATGATGGAGCAGCAACATCTGGATTATTTGCTTTATTATATAATTCAGTTCTAGCTAAAAATCCATCATAATTTATTGGGGAAAGATTACCTATTTCTGAACTACTAAGTGCATTTACATCTCCTAGTTGATCTGGGTAAAGAGTTTTTATATCATTAATTGGTCCCTGCCATACACCACTAGGATTATCTTGTATAAGTTTCTGAAATGCCTCTATTTGCTGAGAATTTAATTTTTCTGGTGCTGGAGTAGGTGTGGTCTCTACCTCTTGAGTTTCATTAACTACAGTCATTTTATGAGTTTATCCTCCTATATGTATATTTAGCACTGATATTTTAAAGAAAGAATTTAGCAACTCTAATTGCTGTTTGTGCTTTAGAACCAGAAGTTAATTTTCCAAAAGCACCAACAGCAGGAAAATTAGATAAACCTCCTGCTAATTTTGATAATCCTCCAAGAGGTGATTTTCTACCTTTACCACCACCTTTATTTGCCTGTTGTTTTAATGTAGGAGTATTTGGCAAGGATGTTTGCGAAAACTCCTGTTTCTCCATCCAACCTGGTGGCACTTCTTTGGTAAAAGCACTTATCGGATCAAACTTACCAGTGCCATTTTTAACTTGATCTGTTCGTATAAAAGAATGAAGAATCACAGGACTTGTTCTATCGGGTCCTAAAAATACACCAAGAACTAAATCACCCTGAGACAATTTAACAGTCTCCGTTCTACCTGCAGCACCTGTTCCTGAGGTTGGGGGAAGTAAAACTTGTGCAGTATAAACATCCTTATCTTCAACAGTATCATTATTTGAATAATCACCTAAGATACGAACTTTATATCTATATCCCCAACTACCACCAGATACTAATTCTCTCTGTTCTTCAAATGGTACTATTCTACCAATCCAAAATTCTACTCCATCTCCAAAAAAACCGTCTTTATTTTTTTTCATAGTTATTCCTATTCAAACAAAATATTTGTTAAACTATCATCATCTTCATCATCTAAAGTATTACCAGTATGCACTCCATAAGTATCACGAATAATAGTCATAGAAGTAAATGATCTCTTAGTATCAAAATGATGACAAAGATGTAGAATTAAAAAATTACCACTAGTCTGTTCATCTATTCCACCTAACGTTTTATCATCACCTTGTCTTTCAAATTCAACTCGAATTACATTCCCTGCTCGTAATTTTAAATTACAAGGAACTTGTATCTCCATTATCTGTGAATGTAAAAGATTATATCTCATAGGAGACTTTGCTTGCCATTCACGGGGATCATTATTTGGAGTTAACTCATTAATATCACCTAAACTACCAATATCCAATACATGTTTATGGGTTGTAGTATATCCTGTTATCTCATCAGTGTATGTAACCCCTTTACCTAAAGTTTTTTTAGGTGAATCTGTTTTCATAGTATAAATTTCTTCAGTAGTTATATTAGTTAAAGGATTAAAAAATATATTACGAGAACTAGTCCATTTTTTTCTTTCTTGTACTTTCTGATCTTTTATAAAATTAGGTTCTCTAACAATTTTAAAATCATTATCATCATTATCTAAATTTGCCTTTAAACCACTACTATAAGTATAAGTTTCTACTGGTTTTTTTGAAATCAAACTGTCAATTGATCTAAAATTAAATCCATCTTGTGTCTCATAGAAAAAATATCCAGGATCACCCTTTACAGGAATAGACCTTCTACATAAATCTGTTATTAAGTCTAATCCACCTCTTGACCTAGAAATAAAATTATAATTATTTCTGGTTTTATCAATTTTAAATTTCTTTATTCTTAAATCTTTCAATATAGATTTAACAGTATCACTTATTCTACCTGTATATGTTTTAGTAGGATCTTTAATTTCCAAATTTCTAAGAAGTGGATCAGAAACAAGAGAAAGAAATATTGCCTCTCTATTTGATTCTTGAGTTGTACTAGGAACTGCATCAATTCTAAGTGGATTTTTTGTAAAATCTAAAACACCAGATTTAGATTCAATCTTTATTGCTACTCTTTCTTCACCTGTAATTGGAAGTGATGATTTAATACTTCCCAATCTTTCTTGAGTATCTTGATCTTTATCTGCTTGAATAGATCCACCAGCATCAACAAAAATTAAATTGGCAGTTACTTCTGGTGAATATAAACTTTCAAAATAATTGAAAACTGCAGTTCTACCTGAAATATCAGCTTTCTTAAAACCAGAAGAAGCTCTTCCAGACTTCACGAGTTTCTGAATCTCCATTACTGTATATAATGATGCTCTTGATGCACTTCCTGCTGACATTATACTTTCCTATTTTGCTGGTACTTCAATGGGTCTATTAATAATAAGAGTATTTGTAACTTCATCATCATTATCTATAAGACTAGTATCATTTAGATTTTTCAATTTCTCTTCATTCTTTTTTCCTCCAAAAATTCCAAAAAATCTAGGTTTAGAGGTCTTACTAGTATCCTTCGTAGATGTTGAATCTGAATTTATTATATCTGCTGCAGATTCACCTCCAGATACACCTCTATTATCAAAATCAGTTGTATCTCCCATTATAAAATCAACAGTACCTCCCAACCATCTCTTCCACCCTTTTGGTTTTGGTTTTTCTTTATCTCCAATTAATTTTTTTGTTACTCTTTCTTTTTTCTCTTCTTCACTCACTACTCCATCTGAAAGTAATGTATTTGCAAGAATACTTGCTAACATAAGTGGAATAGCAGCTGCTATACCAGACATAATATCTGAAAATGGAGACAATACTTTTCCAAATCCTTTTCCTATTTTTTCTCCTACTGATCTTTTATTTTCTAAATCAGATAATCGTCTTTCTAAATCTACATTATGTTTTCTTCTCTTTGCTAATTGTTTCTGTTTTTTGAATAAAACACTTTTTATATTAGTTACAGTTATTTTAACCGATTCTATCGAACCATCACTTGCTGTTCTTTTAAATACTGATTGTTTTTTTGGTTCTTCATAATAACTTGGTGATATTGTTTGTGAAGTATCTTGTTGTCTAGGTGCAGAAATTTTATTTTTATTTACAACTATGGATCCTGCAGTCTTCGCTACATTACCAGCAGTCATACCTTTTGCTAGACCTTTTCCAAGATCTAACAATCCTTTTCCTAATCCACCTAAAATTGCTGCTCCTGTAAATAATGCCATAATCTTAATCCAATATTATCCCATGTATCTCTGGAGTTTTAGTTAAATGGTCATTACCTTCATTTACAGAAGTAACATATGGAACCACTGTTGTCTCTCCTGATGGAACAGACTGTGTTTTATTTGTTCCATCTAATTTTTCTGTTGGCAATGTAATCTCAGTTACATTTCCTTTCTTCTTTACTTTGTTTAGATTTGGTGGAATCATACGATTAAACATTATACCACCAAAGGCATTTCCTCCAATATCACCAGGAATATTAGTATTACGAAAAACTTGAGGAGTTACTGGTTTTAAAGAACCATCACTCTCCAAATCTTTATTAATACCTTTAGTTGGAACAGCATCAACCAATGCTCTAGCTGTGCCTTCATCAACACCTTCTTTTTTTAATTGTTCTACCTGCTTTTCTGTAGTTTCGATTTTAGCATCAGTTACAGCTTTTGCTGGTGTTGATATAGTTTTTCCAAGAACTGATCCAAAGTCTTTAATATTATTAATTCGATCTCCAAAGAAATTTTTAATATTTTTACCAGAAAGAATTAAATTTTTCTTCATGGTAGAAAGCATTCCTGGTTTTTTATCACCACCAGTATCGTCAGTATTATCACCACCAGGACCACCAGTAGGTTCAAGCAGACCAAGTACAGTATTAGCTAAAAGACTTGCACCAAGTGTGCCTAATATATTTTGACCCTGCTTCACAATTGGTGCTATTGTTTTAGTTAATCCACTTTTAAGTGATTTTTCTATTCTACCTTCAGCACGTTTATTTTTTTGTTTTGATGCCTCAGTCTTTAATCTTTTATTTTCTCCCTTCTCTATTGCAATTCTATTTGCAAAATCTAATGCCAATGCATTACCAATATCATTAAGAGTTTCATTTATTTCTGTTAAATCAGATTGTGGACTACTAGATCTACCATCTAATGATGCTAATTGACTCCCTAAATCAGATTTTCCTGTAGATATAACATTCTTTAATAATGTAATTTTTCTTGAATTATTTGCAACTTTATCCGCAAGAGATCCCCCACCCATTGAAAAGGTGTCTTTATTAATCTTAGTTTTTTTGAGGGTTGAACCCATCAAATGTTTTTTAATTGCCACTCTGTTGTTGCTTTAATTTTTCTTCTTCAAGGTATTGTTGTAATAAAGTCACATACACTTCCTTTTCCCAAGGAATCATATTTTCTATCTCTGTTAAAGAGTATTTATGGTGTTGAACTAAGGCAAAATTTACTTTATAGTATGACTCAAGATTAGTATGAGCCATACTTAGGTGAAAAAACTTGCCAATCCCTCCAATACAACTTCAGATTCGACCTCAGTAGTTGGATTTGTTACCTTAACTTTATGAGAAAGTCTAGGCATTGTTTCAAAGAATTTTTCAATTGATTTAAATTGTTTACTATTCAATTGCTCTATAAATTCTTCCAATTCTTGTTGTGTAGAATCAGAAGCATCCCAACTCTCCTCTTCATCATAAATCATTTCAATACATGATGTAATCATATTCAATGATTTGTTTACATCACTTTCTTCACTAGATTCAAAATTACTATTAATAAATTCATTAAGTGATGGATACTTAAGTTTCATAGAGTATTGATCATCTAATTTAATAGTGCTTTTATGTCCTCTAGTTTTCTGAACTTTAATAGAATCAATATTAATTTCCATTTGAACTGATGTTTTATTATCATCAGGGCAAACAATATTCACTTCAACAGTTTCACCAACTGACTTTGAACGAACATTCAAGAATAAGTATTCAATATCAAAAGTAGCAAGTTTAGTAACATTGACACCTTTTGTTAAAATACATTCATCTAAAATTTGAACAACTGCATTTGATATTTGTTGAGTATCTTCAGTCTCCAATGCCATGATGAGAATTTTTTCTTCTCTAACTAAAAAAGGTCTGTATTTAATCTTCTTTCCAGTTGATGGTAATGTCAGATCATAAATTGGCGTATTAATCTTTGGTAAAGGCATAATGTTTTCACACTTCAGTAAATTTATTTATAGGGTTAATTTGAACTTCTAGTTACAATATATCTATCATAGTTAAAAGTAACTGTAACTTTTAAAAGATCTGCTGTACCATAGGTAACAGGTAAAGATGTAATTGATTTAGGAAAAGCATTTCTAAATTCATATAATAAAGTTCTTTCAATATTTTTTTCAAACTTTGTAATACTCATTGTATCACATTTATAATCATTTGGATATTTAAATCTTCTATAGAAACCAGCATCACCTAAACGAACACCATCACTATCTGCCCCACTTGAAACATAATCCATCCACCCTTCAAAAATTCTCAGTAATGTATATTCCTGATCCACATAAAAAGTAAAATCAATATCAGTATATAAACGAGTATGAGCAAACTCTTGAGGAATACCCATAAAATTATCAGTTACTTCACCAGTTGCAAATGCACTTGCAGGTAATGATGCTTCAGAGCAAAGTATTCCTGCATCCCTAGATAAAAAGTTTTTTGCATTATCAAGACCAATAGATTCAAGATAATCAGTTATCGTTGGTTTCAATGCTGAAAAATGAACTTGGTATTGATTTGTTAACGACAGTTTGCCAAGTTTTTCCTTGACATCCTGCATCGTTATCCTATTTACTATTCCTGCCACTCTAAATACCTTATACGAGTCTTATATTATTTCTATTTAGATGGCTTATAAAGGAAAATTCAGACCTAGAATTCCAAAGAAGTATAGAGGTGATTATACTAACATCATATACCGTTCTTTATGGGAACTAAAATTCATGAAATATTGTGATAGTAATCAGAATATTTTAGAATGGGGAAGTGAAGAAATCATTATTCCATACAAGTCACCATTAGATAATAGATACCATAGATACTTTCCAGACTTCTATATTAAAGTAAGAGAAAATACTGGACAGATTAAAAAAATGATTATTGAAATAAAACCAAAGAAACAATGCATAGAACCTAAAGTGCAAAAAATAAAAACTAAATCATATGTTCGTGAAGTATGTGAGTATGTAAAAAATCAAGCAAAATGGGAAGCAGCAACAGAATATTGTAAGGATCGTAAATTAGAATTTAAAGTCTTAACAGAGAACGAACT